AAGAAAGCATCTGATTTTATATTTCAATTTGAAAAGAATTTAGCAGCATATTGTAAGAAACGAGGGTATGATGGTGTAATTTGTGGTCATATTCATCACGCAGAAATTAAAGAGCTTGATGGAATCATATATATGAATGATGGTGACTGGGTTGAATCATGTACTGCTTTAGTTGAGCATCATGATGGTAGATGGGAAATAGTTACTTGGACACAGGAGACCGATAATGTGGATACTCATAATTCTAGCGGTGCACATTAATGATCCAAAAGATATTCCAGGCAAAGTTACTTTAGAATTTGCAACACAAGATGAATGTGAACGTGCGAAATCAACAATATCCAGTTCGTTGAAATTTGAATCATTTAAAGTAATATCACAATGTCAAAGAAAATCTTAATTGTAACTGATAATCTACCAGATCAAATAAATGGCGTTGTCACTACTTACAAAAATATTGAAGCGTGTGCGATTCGGGATAACTATTCTGTTGTATATCTTGATCCCAGGTGGTTCCGCTATGTTGATTGTCCTGGCTACAACGAAGTCAAGATTGCCCTTGCGTGGAATGTGGACAAGATACTTAAGGAGATCAATCCGACTCATATCCACATCGCCACAGAGGGTTGGCTTGGTTTGCGTGTTAGACAATATTGTGACAAACGTGGCATTAGGTACAACACTGCTTATCATACTAAATTTCCAGAAGGACTTGCTAAACTTTTTGGCATCCCTCAATTTTTAACATGGCAATTTGTTCGTTGGTTTCATAAACACAGTGGTAAGGTTTTAACTACCACTGAAACAATGGTAAAAGATTTAAAAAATCATGGGTTTGATGGGGATGTTGTTTCTTGGACTCGTGGTGTTGATAGAGAAATATTTAATCCATCTTACAGACATGATAACATTAATGGGAAATACCTTCTTTGCGTTTCACGTGTAAGTAAAGAAAAGAATCTTGAGAAGTTCTTTGAATTAGAATATAGTGGGTATCAAAAAATTATGGTGGGTGATGGTCCAATGCTTGAGACCTATAAGAAACAATACCCAAATATTCACTTCACAGGTTTTAAAACTGGAAAAGATTTAGCAAAATATTACGCAAATGCCGAAGTGTTTGTATTTCCAAGTCAGTGGGAAACTTTTGGTATCGTTATGATTGAAGCAATGGCATGTGGTACTCCAGTTGCTGCGTTTCCTTGTGATGGTCCACTTGATGTTATTGATCAAGGTGTTACTGGTTTTGTGGATGAAACTTTAAATAAAGCTGTTCATAGATGCATGCAGTTAGACAGAGAAAAAGTATTAGAAGGTAGTCAGCGTTGGACTTGGGAAAACGCATGGGAAATTTTTAAAAAGAATCTATCATGAAAAAGATTGCATTGTATTTGCGTCACCCTCAGTGTTCTGAAGATTGTGTAGCTGCAATGGTGCATGCACTTTCTCCTAATTATCAAATACGAATATTCGGGGAGAATGAATTAGATAATCCTGAATTTTTCAATGATCTTGATGTTGTTGCTTTTCCTGGTGGTCTTGGGGACAGCGAATCTTATTTTGACTTCTTCAATAGAACAAGAGCGAATCGAGTTGCCGACTTTCTATCAAGAGGTGGGTACTACCTTGGTATTTGCATGGGTGCTTATTGGGCTGGAAGTCGTTATTTCGATATCCTTACTGATGTAGACGCAGTACAATATATTAAGCGTCCAAACGCAGACGTAAGAAGAAGCTTCGGAACAGTATCTTCTGTTACATGGAATGGTCAACAAGAACATATGTATTTTTATGATGGGTGCGCATTAATTGGTGATGAGAGCAAATTTAAAACAGTTGCACGATATGTTAATGGTGATCCGATGGCAATCATTCAAGGTAATGTTGGTATTATGGGTTGTCACCCAGAAGCACCAATGTGGTGGTATGAGAAGCCATGGCAGTACATCAATAAATACTGGAATGGTGGCGCACACCATTCACTACTTTTGAATTTTGTAAATGAACTTACGGAGAAATAAATGATACTTGAACTCGTCTTATACGGATTTTTTACAGCGTTTGGATGGTGGGGTGCAAATCATTATGTGATTGAACCATACTTTCCACAATCAACTACTGAAAAAAAAGGTGCAGAAATTAAGAGCGCAGAAAAATGATAAATTATGTAACTACCTTTATCGCAGTATTTTTTGTGGACATCTTCTATACCTACTACTTAAAATCTATTAACGAAAATGCAGCCCTAACATCTAGTCTTTGGGGTGCTGTTGTATGGTTGATTGGAAGTTTTGCTATAATCAACTACACGGCTGATCACTGGCTACTAATCCCCGCATGTCTGGGTGCTTTCTGCGGTACCTATGTGGGGATGCGGTTCCGTAATCGTAAAAAATCCCTTTAAAATCAACAACTTACACAAAAACCCTACTTTTTGTAGGGTTTTTCAACATTTCGCTTTACTTTTATTGCGAAGTGGAGTATAATAGCTGTATAAATGATTAAAAAGTGAGGTTTATATGGCTGCAATGAAAGATCTTTGGGAAAACATTAACTACCTTCTAGACACTACTAAGTGGTCTTGCGAAGAGATAGCGAATTATTGTGAATGCCCGATTGAATGGGTGAATGATATTGTTGAAAATCGTTGGAATGATATTTTGGAGGAAACAAATGGAAAATCGTGAATATAAAGGTAAAAGTTACGACTCGAGTCATGGTTCGTTTTTCGATCGTGGTTCTGCGGATTCCTACTATGGTCGATCGCGCAATCCACATCGTGGTGGTGTAGGTGGCGACTCTGGTCCAAGAATCGAAGCAGTAACCGAAGCCGAAACGAATGCGTATGATGCTGGCTATGATTATAATGAAGAATATGGTGATAAGAAAGATTGGGGTTAAAATGGATAAATTTATGAAAATGAAACAAATTAATGAATCGAATCGGGAGATCTTGTTGATCACTCAAGAAGAATGCGCTGAAGTTACACAAGCAATAAGTAAGGTGTTCAGGTTCGGTATGGAAGATGAATATAATGGCCAAACGAATAGGGAACATCTTGAAGAAGAAATTGGCGACTTAATGTGTATGATTGACCTGATGATTGATTCAGGTATGGTAAGTGAGTCGGCTGTGATGACTGCAAAGAATGAGAAGTTGATGAAACTTCAGACGTGGTCTAGTATTTTTAAAGATGCAGCATGACTAATGCAAAAGAACTATTAAAGAAATTTGCTTTGTAAGAGAAAATTATGTATAATAAACAAATGAAACCTAGAGATCCGATTGCAAAGGATGTTCGCACTCCCAAATACCGCATGCGTGTAGTTGAGAGTAGGGTTCAGTACATTCGTAAACCTAAACATAAAAAGGAATTATATGAGTCTTAATTATGAAGCTGAATTTTATCGTGGCGGTCTTTTGAGAACGGTCAGTGTAAAAGAAATGCCATATGACTTAATTGAATTTACAGTAACAAGTAAATTGGCTGATGATACATCAGGTAAGAATATAGTTGACAGTGGTCATACTTGGTTTTTCAGCACAAAAGAATTTAAAGAATTCTTTACCCCAATTGTTGATGAGTTGAAAGTGAGATTAGATAATGCAAACAGTATTCAAGAATGATAAAGATTTTGACGAATTTAAAACATGGACACTAGGAGTTTTACACGATGACAATGTCAAAGATCTGTGCGTTACTTTCACCAAAAAAGATGGTACTGAAAGAGCAATGCAATGTACCCTCGTTGAAGGGCGAATACCAACAGACAAGATTCCGAAAACAGCAGGATCGGCTACCACGTCTGATGGATCCGCAGTTCGTGTCTTTGATACAGAAAAATCTGAGTGGAGATCGTTCCGCTGGGACTCAGTAACTAAAGTGGAGTTTATACTATGAAGTTATCAATTTGGCTTGGTATTATTTTAATTTTTGCGATTGTAATGCCGATCGCAACAATTTGGTCTCTTAATACATTATTCCCTGTGTTAGCGATTCCTCTTACATTTAACACTTGGATAGCAACAATCATTCTCGGTGGAATTGTAAGTGGTTCAACTGGTGTTTCTTTTAAATCTAAGTAAGGATATATTATGGCAGTGAATACAGCAAAGCGTAGACAGGCAGTGGCGAAAGCAGAATCATTCATGAAAGGTGATGAGCGAGTACTAACACAAGAAAACTACATGAGCGACTTGCTGCATTCTCTGAACTATTATAATTCTAATCATGATGATAAAGATAAGAAAAAATGGTTCATCAGTCACTATGCTAAGATCGACAAGAAAATAGCAGTGGAGCTTCTTAAAGTTGATGAGTACCATTTCCGCACTCCAGGTGTTCTTGCTCGTTTGATGGATCTTGGTTCTGAACTTCAAGAAGCCGAAATGACTCATTATAATAAGGGCATTGAGAAACTCGTTGCTCAGATTGAGGTTCGTCAAAAGTCTCAAGATAAGCAAGATAAGAAAGATGCAGTTACTGCTGCATTGGTTGCTGCTCAGCCATCTATTCAATACCGCATGGAAGAAAAGGCACGTGAATTGGCTGGAGATATTGATGGAGCGATAGATGATTTTGTTATTAATAAAGCATCTGAATTTTCGGCAAAGAACTATTTACTATCAAAAGAAGTTGCGGCACCAATCGCAAAACGAATCGGTGACATGTATGGAAACTTATCAACTGAGTTGAGAGAAGCAATTGAAGGAAAAGACGAACAACTCACTGAAGGATACTCGCACTTTAGTAAAAAAGAACTGAAGAAGTTTGCTGACTTTGTTGATAATATTATTACTGACTGTCAACAACAAGTACAAACGGCAAAGGCAAATCGTGCACCACGTAAGCGCAAAGAGATTACGCCTACAAAACAAGTTGCACGAATGAAGTTCTTGCGTGAATTTGCAGAATTAAATTTGAAATCTATCAGCCCAACAGGTATAATTGGTTCTAGTGAAGTTTGGATATATAATACCAAATATCGCAAGATTCAAAAGTATGTTGCTGATGGTGGCACTATCTCAGTAAAGGGAACTACCCTTGTTGGGTTCAATGTTACGGATTCTATATCATTGACGTTGCGTAAACCAGAAGAATTCTTCAAAGGATTGTCTATGGGTAAGCGAGCATTGAGCAATGCAATTAAGCCTATTAAAACAAAACCAACTGTGCCGAATGGGCGAGTTAATGAAGAATGTATTATTCTAGGAGCATTTTAAATTGATACTTATTGATTATTCACAGGTTGCTCTTGCAGCTATTCTTACCTTCCAACGAGAGTTGAAGGGTGATGAAGCGGAGATTAAAAATCTCATTCGTCATGTAACACTTTCAACAATCAAATCATACAAGAAAAAGTATGGCAAAGAATATGGCGATGTAGTCATCTGCTGTGATGGTCGTAAGTACTGGCGTAAAGACTTCTTTGAGTTTTACAAAGGCATGCGTAAAAGCAATCGAGAGAAATCTGATCTTGATTGGGGTTTAATCTTTGATACACTGTCAGAAATGCGATCAGATCTCGCTAAGTATTTTCCATACAAGGTTATGCATATGGAACGTGCCGAAGCAGATGATATCATTGCAGTTCTGACAAAGTATGCTCAAGAAAATGAATTGATTCAAGAGGGTTTAGTTGAAGAACCACAAAAGATTTTAATTCTTTCTTCGGATAAAGACTTCAAACAGTTGCAGTTATATCCTACTGTAAAACAGTGGTCTCCAATGCAGAAGAAATATGTTACGGCAACAAATAAAGAAATCAACGAATATAAGATTGAACATATTGTTAAGGGTGATGCTGGTGATGGAGTGCCGAACATTCTAAGTAAAGACAATGTGTTCATGGAAGGTGAGCGACAAAAGCCAATGAGTGCTAAACGACTGCAAGAGTTTTTTGAGAAAGGATTCGATGCATGTAAGAATGATGAAGAGCGTCGCAACTGGCATCGTAATGCAACTCTTGTTGACTTTGATTTTATTCCAGAGGATGTTTCTAAAGAAATCGTAACAACATACCTAAATACTAAACCGACTGGTGATAAGATGGCGATTATGAATTATCTAATCGAACATAAATGTCGTTTATTGTTAGATGAACTAGAGGACTTTTAATATGCGTAAGTATGTAACCCAAATGCTTGAAGAAATTCAAGATGATCCTAAAGCAATTGAGAAGTATAAAGATGATGCTGTTTTAAAATTAATTTTTGAATATGCGTTTGACCCTTCAAAAAAAATGATTCTTCCTGAAGGCGAACCACCATTTAAACCTGCAGCTGAACCATTGGGCATGACTCCAACCAATTTGTTCAGTGAGATGCGTAGGTTATATGTTTTCTGCCGAGCAGATTTGAAACCATTAAAACGCGAGGGATTGTTTATCTCATTGCTTGAGGGTTGTCATCCTACTGAAGCAGAAGTTATGATTGCAGTTAAAGACCAGACACTAC